GATGGCTTTGGGTCCACGGTTGAGGTTGTTGGGGAAAGCGGAGGACATTGATTCGATAAAGGCTTCGGAGGCTTGTTTGCCGTGTTTGGAGGTGTGCCAGTAAAGGGCTTCGTATCCGTTGGCCTCTTGGGACTTGTAGGCGTTGAAGTGGAGTTCGACCACAAGGTCAGCCCCAAGGGGATCAACGCCAAGCTTAAGGTTAGCCATAGCTTCGGTGTAGGAGTCCCCTTTGTATTTGTCGATAATGGTAACATCAATAGACTCGTCTAGGTAAAGATTGATAAAGTGGGCAAGGGTTCGATTGTAGGCCCACTCGGTGTAAGTCCCATCCCAGCTCACGGCTCCCTTGTCGTTGGCCCTAGAATGCCCCACAGCGAGCACTAGGCGTTGTTTGTTAGGCTCACCTACCGGTCCATCTAAAACCCGCTCAGAATCCATCCTAAGGCCACTATCGCGGTATTCCTCAAGCATCGTTATAATTTCGTTAACAGTCTTTATATCCATGATGTATATGTGCTTTTATTGTGGTGTGACTTGTAATAGGTGTCCTTGAAGTCTCTGAGTTGTTGTAGGATGGCCTCCTCTTTGCGTTCTCCGATCTTTGTGTCGGCATCCTGGGCCATCTGTTGTGTCCAGTAGGAGACACCCATCGAAAGGGCATCAAGTCTATCATCGTGTGTTAACGCCCCTTTTTCTCGTGTAAGGCGAGAGAGTTGGAACATTAGCTGGTATTTTAGCTGTGTTTCGATGGGATACTTTTGGGCGGAGTCGTAGTCGTTCTTGATGACCTTAGGGTCGATAACAAGCCTGTGTTGGTTAAGGACGGGTTCAAGGGTGTCTACTATTCGCCTTTCCTTTTGGATGTTATGTCTGATCTCCTCGACGGTGCAAGGGTAGATCTTAGTGAGATAGGGCTTAATGATCTCCACAAACATTCCGTCACCAAAGTTACTTTCCACCACAATAACATTAACCTTGTTCATCTTGGCCTTCATGGTAAGGACCTTAAGAACCTTTTCGTCGTAACCTCCTTGCATACCACCAGCATCGGTAACATACAGGTAACCGTTAAGCATCTTGACGACAGCCCAAGAGGTCTCGTCTTTACCACGGCCTGACGGGTCAACAGCAAGGACACTTCCGGTGTAAGGCACGTGGTCCCCTACAAGCTTCATAGGACGGAAGAAGCGGTCCCCGGTGAACCCGACGTTAGGCACAGTGCTGTCCCAAGCGTTCTCCGGGACTTGCGCCCACACAAGCTTTTCGGGTGCCGTCTCGTTATCAAGATCCATAACAATCAGGTCATTGATCTTTAATGGATAGCGGTCCAAGTCAGACAGCTTAGGGTCCAGCATGAACTGCATGGCGAACCCTGACTTACCATAGGATGCTTCACGTTCGGCTAGGTCGATGTCATTGAAGCGTGTGGGTTCGGTAGGGTCTCCGACGTTATCGTCATCAATACAGGAGTCAGCTATGTTACCCTTGTAGATCTTTTCGGACTTGTCCTTTGTTATCTTCTTTGCTGGCCACACGCGCATCTCGTAGTCGCGCTCAAGCATCTTGTTATAGATACTGTCCTCACACTGAGGTGTCCCAAGGAAAAGGATGCGGCTGTTGTCCTCAGGCTTAAGGATAGCTTCGAACTCCTTGACTTGCTCTGAGAGCTTGTCACGCATCGACTGGGTGGCTGAGTTGTTAGGGACTTCTACGTCATCAGCAACAATGATGTCAGCACGGCTACCGGTAAGCTGGGATGTTATACCAAGAGACTTGACCGAGGGAGCGTGAGATGCTTGGGCTGGTCCGACATCAAAGGAGATCTTAGAGAAGCGTTGTTTATCCCCAGGCATCAGGTGAGCCAAGACGGGCATCTCGTGGATCAACCTAAGGGTGAACGTAGAGAAGTCATCAGCGCGGTTCTTGGATGCCGAGACAACAAGGATGTTCTTTTGTGGATCTAGGAGGAGCTGATGGACAACAAAGGCTGAACAGATCCATGACTTACCGACACCTCGGAACCCTTGGATAACACCACGGCGTGGACCGTTTTGCATCCACTCGGCTATCTCGTATTGGATAGGTGTGGGTGCGGGTAGCGCAAGGTGGTTCCATGTCATCCAAAGGAAGTTACGGAAGTCCTTAAGCTGTGGTGGAAGATCACTCATTCATTAACAACCTTATCAGTCGGATCTTCGAATGGAAGTAAATTTACAAGTGCTTCCAAGGGTGAGTCCTTAGTGATGCTGGCTGTGATGTTATTGTCCTTAAGTAACTGACGTGCAGCGTTTAACAAGGCAGGAGCAGGTTCGCCATTCTTGATTTGATCAATGAACGTGTCGATGAGAAGGTCTTGTAGACCCTCCATCTTTATGCTTCGTTTTTCGTCGCTCATTTTTATTTCTGTTTATTCTTTAAGAGGTGTCGTATCTTTATTAACATATAGATCAACGTGGAGAGTCCTACCGCAATAGCCACAGTGGTGTTAACTTGTTCGAGTGTTATATTTGCAATCAATCCGGTGATACCTACTAAGGGTGTATTGACTGAGGAGTTCATATCTTGTGTTAGCTAAGGGTGCTTCCGAAGACAACGAAGTTAATACTTAAGTTCGCCGCATCATTGTGGAACGACTCCATTGTAAAGGATGATGTTGCTTTAGCAGTTATGCTTACTTTTTCATTATCACCTACTGTGGTCGAGGTCTGCATTGTTGCTACGACAACATAATTCGTGTTCGTGAATGGGACTGCAAAAGTGACTGTGCGTTTATCGTCTGATGGCTCTGAAACCGAGGCTACGTTAAAAGAGCCGCTTGCAATCGTTGGAGTGCTTTCGTCATAACTAACTACCCCATAACATCTTGGAGAGAATGGACTATACCTAAGAACGTCAGGTGTTATTGGGCTTGACGCTGCTTCCGTCTCTACGGCTGCTTTAACAGCGTCCGCGTTTGCGTTTGAGATCTCGGTGTAACCAATACTATTGTCAGCTATCTGTGCGCTTGTGACTTGGTTAGCTCCGATCTTCGCTGATGTTACACAGTTAGCTGCAAGTTCATCTGATCCTACTGTTCCATTCTGAATCTTCGCGGCGTTAACAGCACCGGCTGCAATCTTTGCGTTAGTGACTGCGCTGTTGAGTATGCGTGATTCAGTTACAGCGTTTGCGCCTATCTTTGTTGCGGTCACGGCTCCGGTCTCAAGCATATTTTCTGTAACAGCTTGAACTCCTGCGCCTGTTAAAGCGGCATCCTCGGTCATCTCCTGTGCGGCAAATAGACCTTGCTTATAGGCGGTATCGAGATCTCCTTCGCTTAAGACGGCACCTGACTTGAAGTCAATCGAGGGAAGAATGGAGGTTGTCCGATAGATTCTTATGTCGCTCGTTGGGTAGATGTCAGGGTGGTTTGGTAGGTTTGTCCAAGATGACGCTGTGCAGGTAACCGTCTTAGTATCAATGTCTAAGGTGTAATCAGTGTCTAGTGTTAACACGACTTGAGCGCCGTTTGAGGCAACAGAGATAACTGTAATGTCACCCGCGCTTAACACATCAAAACCATAGGTAATGGCTTGAGAGGTGGTAGCGTCGGTCTGGTAGAAGGATAATCCACTTGTGGTAGGCATGGTGTTTTATAAGGTTGGGATAGGGTTTCTAAGTTCTTCAGAAACAGATTTTTGTAGCTTTCGTTGATTAGTGTTAATGTCTTTAACGCGTTGAATAAGCTCGGGAAACTCTGCGCTCATCTCACGTTTCGCCTTACGCCTATAAGCGCCAAGAACTCTGTTAATCTCTTTAATACGAGGGTCTTTAGAGACCAGTTCAGCTTGTCCTCCGGCTTCTTTGACCGTCTTGGTAACAGCTTTAAACTGCCTTGAATTGACTAAACCTTTTAGCGCGTCACGCAAAGTGCGTCCGTTTATAGTTGTTGTAGATGTTAATTCAAGAAACCTGTCGTAGGCTTGTCGTCCTTCAGCGTTATAGAAGGTCTGCATGTCCGTTTCTTTGTTTCCA